ATTTTCATCATATGTTTGCCAGTATTTTAAATCAATTAAAGTAGCTTCTGCACATTTTTGCATTAAAGAACTTCTATGAACTAAGAAATGGGCTAGAGTATCTACAGCAGTCGCTGGCTCTACTTGCCAGAATGAACGAGCTGGCCCATCTCCCATTTGTTTAATATATTCATACCTTGATTCTACAATACCAGTTGCTAATACTAAATTAACAGCTTCAGGACTTGCGTATTTATCTCCTAATCTTGAACAAGTTTTCTCGATTAGAGATTTCATTTGACTAATGCTAATCATTATTTTTTCTTACAACTATAACTTCTACCATCCCAAGTAAAAGACTTGGCTCCACCAGAACAATTTGATTTAAAAGCTGCTCTAAAACTACCAGCTGCTTTTGATTTTTTTTCATACTTAACAAAATCTCCACCTTTGGTAGAAACTTTTTTTACAGCTCCTCTACGAACTTTAGTTCCAGCTTTAGCTCCTATTGCTTTAGCTCTAGATTTCTTAGTACTAATTATACCAGTACCTTTAGCTGCTTTGCCAGCTTGAGCTCTTTTCATAGGCTTATTCATTTTAGTCGCTTCTCTTTTTTGCTTTCTAGCTTCAGCTCTTTTTCTACCAGCGGCTGTAAGCTTCTCACCGATTGTCCATTTACCTGCAGCTTGTCTTTTCTTTCTTACGCTTGTTACCTTACTCACAGCTTGCTTTACTTTATACTTTCTAGTAGCTTTTTTAGCTGCTCCAGGTTTTGTACCAGCATGAAGCTTCTTCTTATACTTATCTGTATTAGCGAAGTATGGTTTCTTTTTAGCTGCTGGTTTTTTCTTTTTAGTTTGTGGCATTTTGTTCTCCTATTATTATGCTACTACCCAATTCTTCGCTTTCTTTTTAGGCTTATACCAACTTAAATCTCTTTCATTCTTCCTTAAATCAGGAGGGAATGCATGCATTTGAGCATAATACAGAGTCTCTATAGTATCATCATGAGCCATTCTAGGTCCAAAAGTAACAATTTCATTTATTAAATCAAACATATTTTCTCTTAAATGTACTGTTCCTGTACTAAAACGACCCGAAAGCCCACTATATATCCTATTTATCTTCTGTCTACCTCCTGGTTTTTCAGGAATAACAGCAATATCAAACTTATTTATACGTCTTCTTTCTGAATTCAATGCTTGGAAAACACTCCTATTCATAGCAACATCTTCTACTGTACTTGATATACAATGATACTTTTCATGCATATCCATTATATAATCAACTACACCCTTTCTTCCTATCACTTCACCTTCTACAGATTTTTGACCTACAGTTGGAATGCTTCTATGTCTTTCATATTCTAAAGCATATAAATTATTTTCTGAGTCAATCGCAATAGCCATGATAACAGAAAAATCAGAATCCTTAGTATCAATATCTGTGGCAGGGTCACAACCAACAAAGGTATTAACAGGAAATCTTTCTCCATCAATAACCAAGTAATTTTGATTTTCTTGTACATTGTGTTCATAATATCCTTCCCAGTATTTAATATGTTCTCTAGTCCATAATGAATCTTCAAGGCTTTGTACCTCCATCATATATTCTTGGTAAAACTTTTGAGGCTGACCAGAATCTGAATAAAACTTCTTCTTTTCTTCTAGTTTTGTCTTTGGAAAGAAACTTGACCATAATGGGTCACCATCTTTAGTTACAGCTTTATATGTAATAACTTTCCAAGCAAAGTCTTTATTAGCTTTTTTAGCTCTGCTATGATTGATAAGAAGATTATTAATAAAGGAATCATGATGTACGGGAGTACCATTAACACGCAGCCTACCAGTATGAGGCTCAAGCGCGGGATAAACAACAGCAGTAACCAGATTTGCATTTTTATCTCTAGCGTCTCTTGTGATTGTATTTGCTTCATGTTCAAAGTCATCTAATATAATAAGGTCATATCTTTTATGTAATTTAGCTCCACCACGAATACCTGCTACATTTGATTTACTTATTAGTTTACATCCATTTGATAATTCAATATCTTCTTCTGTCCACTTAGGACCTTTCATCGCCCCAAAATAATACTTTATTTTATCATTAAATTCAAGGTGATATTTAATATAATCCATATTTCCTACTGATAACTTTTGAGTAGCAGATACCCAAGCATAAAAATGCATATCATCTTTAGGGCAAAATAAGAAATCTTTTAATATAGATGCTTTAGTTAGAACTGTCTTCCCGTGACCTCGAGGGAGTATTATTGCGAGTTGCTTTACGGATGGGTCGTCAATATTATCAGCGACCTCATAGTGGAAGGGGGGTGTTTCACTCCGCATGAAGTCATCGGGCAAGAACAGTTTTCCAAATGATATTAAATCTTTACTTGCTAGTTCAAATACTTCTTCAGCTTGACTAACATTATTTAGGTTTAGATTCGGGGCTTTCTGCATCTTCAGATTTTTTATCTAAGTGTTTTGTGAACTTATCAACATCGCCATTCATTTCAACATAATAATTAAATAACATCTCAAAATTATGATTATTATTCATTAATGTAGAAACTATATATTCTAAATATTCAATCCTTTTTATAAGATGCCTCCTTTGAAGCCCTCTCCTAGTCCCTCTCATATCTTCCTTCAAATATTAAGTTATGTCTATCAAGTTGGTCAACAAGTTGTTTCATTGTCATAATCTTCCTAACAATATATCTATCTGGAAACTCAACTTCTAGCTGCGTTAAACCTTCTGATGTCTTTTTAAGAGCATCAATCGTCTGACCCAGAGTCAATTTGTCTACTTGCATTTCCATCTCCTAATTTATCCCTTTCTATATTTTCAAGTTGTTCAGGACTAAATCCTTGAAAAACTCCAAACATTCCAACTTCTTTTTGTTTAACTGTAGTACCAGTGGTACCTATAATCTTACCAATTTCTTTTGTAGATTGCAAAACTATATTATCATCTTCACTATGGTCTGCCAATAATTTTAATTTCCTTAGAACAAATTCATGGTCTAGACCTAATGTCTTTGAAACTTCTAATACACTTCTCTCTACTTCTTGCATAATTCTTTCCTGTTTTAATAATACTACTGCTTTCTTTCTAGCTTTTTCAGGGTTCGCTTCTTCATATGCTTCCATATATGATTTAACTGCACCCATACCACCTGCTACGTTTACGGAGAATATACGCTCATTTTTAGTTAAGTTCTCACGCTCTTTTACCCTAGTTGATGTATTCTTAATTTTTGTACTAAATGTATATCTATTAGGATGTTTACTAAAATCAGTATCCATCTTAGTATTCTCTCTATTGAGAAACGTACCTACAATCGTTCTGACCCATCCTTTCGCCCAAGTATAATTTTTTCTGTCTTGAGGATGCTTTATATCACTTACCTTTAATAATTGTACAATTCTTTCATCATCACTCCACACCCAGTCGTCTTCTTGTGCAGTGCGCCAATTTTTTAATGGTAGTTTATTTGGATAGTCTTCTTGAAATTCATCTATATCATCATAGACGTAGTGACGCTTTCCTTTTATTTTTTGATATTCCACTTTATTTTATCTCATCTATCTTAAATTCACTTAGTAGACTATCTTCATTTGCATCATTTGTAAAAGATACAATCGCATCTACGAATCCTTGGATATATGACTTTGATTCTATAGTAGTATCGAAAGACCTCATTACAGCATGAGAGCCATCTTCTTTTCTTTCTTTCCACAATACTATATATTTTCCTCCGTATTGCATTATGCTATCCCTTCATCTTCTGTACCTAATTCATTTATTCTATTATCCTCTAAAGCCCTTATTAACATATTAACTTCTATAGGAATCCAATACACACTATTGTTTATTTCTAATGGAACTAGGTTTACATTCTCATTACTAGTTAAATCGTGTACCAACTCTTCTCTAGCATCTAATGGTATCGCTTCTAGCCATGTTATTTTTTCTGCCATTATTTTTTCTTATCTTGATATTTAGAGAACCCATGTGATAAAAATTGACCAGCTTCAAGTGAAGGTACTGGAATATAATCTTTTCTTTCTTTTGCCATTTTTTGAGCTTCCCTTATTCCATATTCTTTAAGTTTTTTAGTTGGATTTCCTTTTGAATCTCTAGTTCTTCTTACCCTAGGAAATACAAT